CCCCTATGTGGTACAGGGAGCCGGTGCCGTTAGCGTTCGCCGCAGCGTAAATACCGGCAGGACCACCAGCGATATCAACCCACTCGGTGCCACCAAGTGTCGCTGTGAAATCCAGTGAAGAAGAAGCCTTAGCTCCGTTAGCGTTCAGTTCAAAGATGTTGCCGCCAAGAGCCCCAATGAAACGTCCTGCGACAATCGCTACGATGTCTGCGTTGACAGCGCTGCCACCCCAACCAGCGTCGTAACTGGTGTTGTTGACTTGCACTCGACGCAAACCGTTCGCTGATCCGAAAGCCGTGTAAACGTACTGGCCGTCAGACGCAAAGTCTTTAATGTCGAACCCCATCGCTGCTGTAGCAACACTCCAGCTTGCGGCAGTTACACTGCTCGCATATTTGAGGCTGCTGCCGTCAGATAAGTACGCGAATGTAGATCCCGAAACAATGTCAACGATTGAAGCAAGTTTCAGGTCAGTGTCAGTGACGTTTACTTTCTCTTCGGTGATGGGGAGTAACGAGAGTTCGCCTTTCGTCCACGGATTAACACCACTAGAAGATTCAAAGCGACGACGGTCACTATCATCCAAATCAAAATGTTCCTGACCCGCACCTAAACTCCAATCTGTTTGGGAACGAACCCACGCACCTGTCGTGTCAAGCGTGTTCTCACCTGGCTCTTTGCTGGTGTCTCGCTGTTCACGTAATGCAGGGACCGTTGTGCGCGAGTATTGACGGGTGTCAACCAAATAGGCGACACCATCTAACTCGACAGGCAACGATTCTGCATTGAAACTCACGACGAGTACCCGCTCCATTGGTTAGAGGGGCGCATTCCAGAGCTACGAGTCCACACTTGCGGGTATTGCGCTACAAGTCGAGCCGCTTCAGCTTCAACACGAGCACGCCTTCTACCCATCAGATCCCTAAACGAAGCAGAGATCGCTCCAGGCGGCACCTCGTCCGCCATGCGGGACGTTCCCTGAGCGTCAAGGAACTCCCTACGGATAGGTGTTGTGGTCATTAGAGCCATCGCTGCGCCGAGTGGAGGCAAATCGTAGGCTGTGGCAGCAAGACCCGTGGCTGAACGTGCAGTTGCAGCGTTCGTAATAGAAGTAAACGGAGCCTTATAGGACACCGTGACTGTTTGCCCAGGCCACGCCCCACTGTAAAGAATTAGTGCTAAACCGCTAGAGAAACTGCTTGTGTCCCGGTTCCTACGCAACCGCCAAGACGACACCTCCGGCTCACTAGCAGCGCTACCAGCGTCCGCATACGTCACCGAATAAATTGAATCGATCTCCGCAGAAGTCAAACCAGACAAGTCATACCCATCAACAGAAGCGTTATAAGTAAAGCTCGTTGTTTTCATCTGGAACAGACCTTGGCTAGGTGCAGACAAGTCAGCCAAATCATCGTTAAGGGATTGGATAATGCGATGTGCAGGGAACTTAGGAGAAACCCTCACCACATCACCAGCCGTGTGCGTACCCGCAGTAGAACCACCGTAGCCACGCATCACAGAAACAGTTGTTGAGGTAACCGAAGTGACATACATCAGCTCAGAGTTCACCTCAATAACAACACCCTTCACAATAGAAGAAGCGATACCCTGCACCACCAACGTTGTTCCAGTAGTCGCAGGCGAAGGAGCCGTCGTCACCAAATCCAAATCCTCAACATAGCCCGATAAGAGCATGTCTCTGGTCTGGTCAATCCATACTTGTGCGGTCATCAGGTGCTCCCAAGAACGTCATTAAGGGCCGCCTCTTTACGTTTACGGCCTTTCTCCGTGAGGACTTGACCGGCTTGGATCTCGTGGGATGCCCCAGCGTGTTTCTCAAGCCGGGAAGACCCGTCAATAGAAGGGGGTTGTAGCCCCTCAGCGCGCAAGCGTTTGTACGCTGCCATGTCTGCTTCTTTGTTTTTCTCATTGCGTTTCGTAACTCCCCAGTCAATGTTGCCTCTCGACGGGGTAGCTGAAGGAGCGAACTGGACATGCCCGAAATACTTGCGGACTATCCCGCCGCATCCCTCGCAGTCAGCACCATATGTTTCGTCAAAACCATGACGAACATCAACAGTCAGTCCACAATCCAAACAACGGTATGCGTAAACAGGCATCAAGTACCACTAATCCCTACATCAATCGGAAAACCACTTGCTTTAAGTAATGATATCTCAGTGGCTGTAAGATCTGTGGGTGGCAAATGCGCCCCATACAGGGTACGAGTAACCGTTGACGCATCCGCAGGCATAAAGTTCTGCACCGAACTGTTGTTGATAATGAACAAGTTGTCGGCTTTAGGTCGAGCAGCGTAATGCCGCATCAAAGCGTAAGCTGCTGGAGTTGGCTGATTCCTTAACCCGACCGCAGGGGTTTTGTTTGTTGACCCCGGATAGAACGTGTACATCTGGTCTGTACCCACAGCGGAAGTCACAGCAATGTCGCCGGGTGTGACGTGAGCTGAAACGCTGACCGCTGGAACAGTCGCTGTTACTGCAACTGTGGCGGGGAGCAGGTCTACTACTGCTGTGCCGCTGATGGCTGTGGTAGCCGCAATCGTTGAAACGCTAATTACCTGATCTGCTCGCAGAGTTGGAGTAGGCAACGCCGCTACAGCGCTCATATCTACTTCTGCAATGTCCACGTAGTTAGCGGTTACACCCGCACCAGGTAACGCTGCTACACCAGCAATCGTTGAAACAGAAATGTTTGCTTCGATACTCGCAGCCGCCGTGAAAGCGACAGTGGCAGTGACCGTTGTTACGGTCGCTACGATCTCGACAATACCTGTATCAGCTTGGCTGTATGTGTAGTTGTTGCGGTATGCCAGTCCCGGTTCACGGTACTGGACACTTACTTCGTCTAAGACTGTTGCGGTGGCAGCAATCGTCGCAGGGGTAACGACAAGCGGAGCGCCATACGCCACCCCAGATTCGCTATATTGAACCCCCGTTTGACGATACTGCGTCACCGTACAGCCTCATTTCCTTAATTGCTTAACGAAGCCGATTCTGAATCCCCCACGCGAGTAGCGGCCACAGCTTTCGCTATGCATATAGCGGCTGCAACACCAGCCACCTTCAATGCGTCAATCCAATCAGGGCCAGGTATAGCCATAGCTGCGGCCCATGCTTGTGCGAACGTAGAGATTCCACGCTCAAGTGAGTCTTTAATAAAACGCTGGTTGAACAATGTCATTCCTTTGTATCTGCATTGCGGCCCACGTCCGTCTGCCACAAATCCCGTCGGGAACTAGCCCATTAGATTTCTGCCAAGCAACAAGCTTGGCTTTTGTTCTACCCCCGAAAATACCATCTGGGGTCGCACCTATGCGTTCCTGAACAAACTTCACAGCAGCAGACCGTGAGCCCTTCTTCAGAACACCTGGGAACGGCACCAAACCATCTTCAGGTTCTGCCGGTAACTTGATCTCTGGTTTCGCTATGTTCGCTTCATGGGCGACCATTGCACGAAACTCTGACATATCAAACGACGGGTCTACCTTACGTGACGACCATTCTTTATGTCCTATCACGCGAGTGAAAGGACTGAACCCGTTCGTTAAACACAGGTAAGCGCACAACGTTACCGCTGCATCCATCTGTTCCTGCGGAATGTCTTCCCCCAGTCCGTCGTTAATGAACGACACACCGATAAGTGAGCCGTTCGCTGTGACTTTCCCCGCAGCCGTAGCGTTACCTTTAATGGGGCGATCTGCTTTCATGCGTGCAAGCACGTCACCCATGCCTCGACCAGCGTGGTTGGCTTTCACGTTTTCAGCGGTGAGCTGCATGATGGTGCCGTCACGTTTGATGAGGTAGTTGTATAGAGGTCCGGGCACCTTGTTGACACCTCGCACACACATCGCTACCACGTTGTCGGGGTTAGCGTTGCGGTTTGAGGCTGTGTGGTGGACGACTATACCTACTGGTTTTAGTGGCCGTCCAGTGTTTACTTTGCCGGGGGCGTCAACAAGTTTCATGTCAAAGCGCCGCTAAAATCTCGTCTTCTGTATAATGCTGAGATTCAAAAAACGCTCTTTTGTCAGCTTGCACAGACGCTTCATCAGCCCAAGTTGTTTCAAACTTCAGATGTAATGATTCGCCAGTTTCGCCCGAAACCATTTCTTCAGTTAAATCAACATCAAAACCAAGTACCTGACCATCACCCGGATCAGAAGTTTCAATCACTTCGTATGCAATACCCATTAACAAAGCATTATCTAAATCAGGTATTGCTTGGTTAAGCAACAACCATCTTTGCATTTGTTCTTTAGTTAAAAGTTTTAACATATCTAAAGATGTGTAATAGGCCATTAAACTTCTACCGCCGTTATTGACGCAGGCACATTAGAACCCCCATTTTGTTCTGGCGTTAACGTATCAAGAGATGCCAAAGTATTGGCATAAGTTGAAAATCTTGACAAGTTTGAAAACGAAAAGTTACTGCTTACATCGGTTACTTTTGAGGAAATGTCAATGTAATCAAGCGTGTGCCCGTCGATTGAATACGTGCCAGTTCCGCTACCATCAGCAGGCAAAACAGCTACACCCCCTACAGCATATTCATTTTGCCCCGTATGAAAACTCCAACATATATTGCCGTCAGAATTTATTTTAAGTCCTGCTGATCCAGCGTACCGATTAGAACTAGCGTCAGCGGGCTCAACATCAATAGCTCTATACCATTGCGGCACTAATGAACTATTAAATTTAATTATCCCTGCTCGGGTTACGTTATCAACGCTGTCGTGGTTTATGTTAAAGCCACCAGCCAAATATAAATTACCGGAGCTATCTTCGGCGCCGTGGGTAAAGTAACTAAAACCTGTTCCGTCGAATTTGTAGGCTTTGTGAGATTGACTAACCGCTGACGAGTTGTATTTGTGAACCAACGCTGGCGTTACCACAGATGCAGGTTCTTGGAATGCGCCTAAACTATATGCGTTGTGTGATCCGTCAACGTACACCCCATAGTTGTAACCGCTTTTAACTTGACCATTAATATACGGCGATGCGTGGTTAAAGTTACCTCCGTCCTCGTCAAACATAAGCAAATACGGAATAAAACGAGCGCCACTATAATCGCTGTAATACGCATAACCAACACAAGCAAAACGTGCACTGCCGGAATCTATCCCAAAGTCAATAGCTTGGTTAAGTGAGTTATAAATATTTTGACCAATACTAGGAATGTATTTACCGTATCTAGTTGGTGTACCAGTAAACCCGCCACTTGAATTAAGTTCTTGGCGAAACATGCCTACAGCAGAATCCGTCGCTCCAGTAGGGTTGTTGTTTTTATAGTTGCTGTAAAGATATTTAGTGCCACTAATTGCATGAGTTTCTGTGCAAGCAACAGGTGTTAAATTTTGAGCCGAGTTAGAGTCTTCGTACACACAGTGGTCTGCATTTATAGCACCACTCGCATCATTTATGTCTACATATATAGAAGGCTGATTGGTCGAAAAACTTGGCGTGTTGCTGCCAAATTGACCGCCTGCTGGCATACCCGCTGCCACGTAAAACTTGCCGTTAGTTGTATCTTTGAAACCGCAACTTACAGGGTAGTTAGGGGTTATCACTTGCCCACTAGTCGGACCTAAAGCTTTTGCCCACTGCAAAATACCAGTTTTATCAATAACCGCATTAAACGGGTAGGTAGAACTAGTAAGCGAACCATCTGGCGACCCGTTGCCTTGCCACACTAAACCAATATTGTCGCTGCTATCAAGAGCCAAACCATTACCAGTACCACTCGCATAATAATTAGTGTTGCTACTGAATATCCCAAACCAATGTTCGTAACCTCCACCACTACCTGAGGCACCTAACAAAGCTGCTTTAGATAAGCCTAACGGCATGTTTAATCCTTACTGGAAGTCTTGACCAGCTACAAACCCGTACCAAACAGGTGAAGCACCGCCATTAAACGTAACAAAACAAATAATGTCTGCCCTCGATGCAGTAGTCGTCAACGTAGGAGCCGTACCGCCAGCCCACTTAACGTTAGTTGTAGCACCACTAACTTGGAACACACCAGCCCGTGACCCAGAACCGTCTTGGCTCAAAATAAGAGTCAAAGCTGTGCCTGCTTGCAAACCAGAATCCGCTGGCAAGGCAAACGTCGCAGTTGCAGCGTTCAATGTCCACGACTGAGTGTTGCCATTAGCCTCATCAATCGTAGGAGTCGCACCAGTATCACCACCGGCATACACAGTCTCGGAATAATCCTTATGCGTAACCGCCGACATCACCTGGTCGCCACCAGTGACAGCTCCCCCAAGAGTCACAGCAGGCAACGTAGAAGACCACGACGAACTACCAGCACCCGTACCCTGCAACAAAGTACCGCTAGTAGCGTTTGAGTCAGTGATCCCCAGTTTCGTTTGCAAAGCAACAATCGCTAACGACAGATTCTTATGCAACAAATCATGTTCAACGTTCGTTGCATCTAAATCAGTAGACGAAGCTGGCTGAGGGAACTCAACCGTTGCGCTAGGCGTAGCGTTCGTATCGTCGAGTGTTGTTGGATAACCGGAGGTTGGAATTGCCATCAGTTACTCCTACGGGGTCAAGTCAAGCGTAAAGATTCCGCTTGCGTTCCAAGTAATTTTGAATGTTCCTGCCGTAGTAGAGAAATCCCCACCGAAATCAACAGCCCCAATCAACGGATCATTCGTCAACGAATCATCATAAATCACAGCGTAACGAGCAGCACTAATCGTGCTCGAAGTCCACTCAACATCCGCTGCATCCCAAGTGATAGTCCCACCACTCGTAGCAAACGTGACAGAAGTCAACGACTTCCCACCCGCAGTGTACCCAGTACCAGACACCTCGTTAGTCACATCAGTCTTAATTGAATGAGTGCTGTAATTCGGTGTGTACGAGTTGGTCGTCAACATAACTTTGAAACGATCAGCAGTCGTATCATTAAAATCAATATTAAAGTTCGCTGTCTGCTCCAGGTTATATTCCATCGGCAGGCAGAAAAGGCCACTAGCCACGTTTAGTTCCTCCGGTCCCGGTTATGGGTTTGGGCCGAATCGTGACATTCCCATCACTCGATGAACCGGCCATTACTTCTTACTCCGCTTTTTAGCACGCGCTTTCTTCGCCGCCATTTTACCTTTAGCGGTGTACGGGTACTTTTTTCCATTTACTTTAGGCATACTGATTCCTCGCTAATAGCAAGAATAGCAAAGAAATGGGGGGGCTGGGGAAAGGGGGAAACCCAACCCCCCCAAATCTGTCAGAAACTAACTATTAGGAGTTAGCTCCAATGCTGGACGCAGTTTCAATGCGCTGCAAAGCAGCCTCACGGAAACGTCCGTACCCAACAAGGTGGTACCAGCCAACCGGGTTGAACCGGCGGAGAGTATCGGTCACAGGACCGAAGACCACTGAAGGATCTTCACCGAAGCCAGGGGCTCGTGAGAACGCCTTGGCAAGAGCTTGACGACCACAGATCAAAGTCTGGTATGCGTCAACGCTTCCTGAGCCGCCATCAGCGATCAGTCCTGCCCGTGGGTTCTCAATGAATTCAATGCCACCGAATACGCCGATGGAGCCGTTGCGAACAGCGGCGCTATCTTGACGGATTTGGAAAGCAATTACGTCAGTTACAGCGGTTTCGCTGCGAAGGTCATAAGCCACGTCAGGGTGGATCATGCCGACATAGTTACCGTTCTCGAAGCCAGGTGCGTTAGCTGAACGAAGTTCGGCTACAGCTTGACGGGCTTTGTCTGCGGTAATGATGTCAGTAGCGGTCAAAGTGCCACGCGAAGTACGAGTGCCACCATAAATGACGTTGGTGCCGCCGTTAGCGACATCAGACACAATCTTGTCAATCGAGTCAACCATGTTGTACCCGATGATGTTCGCAGCGTCAGCGTCTACGTTAAGGAACGAAGTGCCACGCAGTTTCGCTGTTGTGACTACAGCGTTACCGTACTCTGCAAGAGTTACAGTCACAGTGCTGTCACCGAGCTGTACTGCGGTAACGTCGGAAGCCTCAGTCAAAGCTGATGTTGCTTGCGCTAGATCGTTGTAAATGTTGAATTGGACTGCTGAACCGTTGTGGCTCTGAGCAGTTGAACGCACATCCGCAACCATTTCAAACATAGGGTTTGAACGGAGCGCGAAGTACGCCAGTTGTTGAAATGCCGTTGTATCCGAAGATACCTGACCGGTGCCTGTATAGGCCATGTTGTTAAGTCCTTAGATGAGGACTCCACATGGTTAAATCAGATTGCTGCGCCCCACAGGTAACCCTCTGACTCCATCAAAGCTCGAAGTTCCTCTGGGTTCTTCGTCGCTGCGATACGAGCATTCAGATCGGCTTGTGACACTGGATCTCCACCTTCGCCAGCATTCGCTATCCGCTGTTCAGCATCAAGCGCATCTTGCATGTATGGGGTGGGACTAGGTGCCGGAGCATCCGATCCAAGGAACCCTGCCGCTTCCGCTTCTGAACGGATCGCATCTGGGTCCATTTCACCGTCATACGCTTTAACAAAATACTTTGCTCTAGCATCATCAGGATCAATTCCTGCTGACCTAAAAGTATCTCGACGCTTATAACTATCAAGTTCCGATGCGTAGCTCGCCGCTTGTTGTTCGGCTTCCTTCGCCCGGTTCTCTAATTCACGTCGCCAATTAGGTTTCGATTCGGTTGGGCTGTCAGAACCTTCTTCACCGTAAGTGGAGTCGGAGTCTGTCATATGTCACTCACCTATCCTGTAGCGCATCTCGGCGGTGGTACCAAGATGGAGGGGTGTCAAACAGCTCGCCCAATTCGGGGCCGATCAACACTCTTAAAGATACATTATGTGACTAGCAGATTTCAACTGTCTGCGGCACCAAGCCCTGTAATACCAGATGCTGTAGTTAAATTAGACCCACGTCCCATCATTGGGGCCAAACGGCCTTCTCTACGGCGACGCAGTTTAGCTGCCTCATCGACATCTAAATTGAACTCTGCTTCAGCAATATCTGTAGCGCTTAACCCTTCACTACCTAACAAGTCTTCAGTAAGACCCGCTCGTTGCCCCATGCGTGACTGAATTTCTCTACGCTGCACACTTTCACGTTGCAGCGCTTCCGCAGTCTGCACTTCAAGCCCTTCGCCTACAGCTTGCATTGACGCAGCAGACAAACCGGCTGCCTCATATTTGCGGCGTTCCTCAAAAATGTTTTCCGCCATTTTAGGGTCAAGATAGTAAGCAGTGAGATCACCATCGCTAAGGTTATAAAGATCTTTAAGCTCATTAACAATGTCTTGGTTAGCGGTGTCACGCGCCGATTCAGCCAACGTCACTCGCTGCTGGAACTCTTGGGCCGATACGTCACCAGAAATAAGATTTGTGAAGTCTTCAGGAGCGTCATGGAATGTGGCAGGTAAATTCGCTGCACGCATGATCGACCGGTAGTCGCGCTCTAACCTGATGTATTCGGCTTCACTAATCGCTGGGAGTTTAAGATCTCGGCGTACTGCCATTGCGGGGAACCTGGCAGCGTATTCGGGACGTGCTCTAATTTTTTGGGCTATGCCTAGTTCTGATTCGCCTGCAATCATTTGCTCTGACAAGAACTCTGTGATTGAGTCCGGCAAACCGTATGTTCGTACAAGATCGGCAAGTACGTCCATACTGTTTTCTTGGTTCTGTAGTTGAAGTGCCTCGTTCTTTAGCCGAGCGTCAATAGCTTTTTGCCGTTCAGCGTCAAGTTCTGCTTGTAACGCTTCTTTCTCTAACCGTAATGTTTTCTCTGCCTCAGTTTCTTTATCTTTATCTTTCTCTTCATCACCAGTCTCTTCATCACCAGTCTCTTCATCACCAGTCTCTTCATCACCAGTGTCTTCATTACCAGTGTCTTCATTACCAGTGTCTTCATTACCAATGTCACTAGTGCCCTCAGCAGCAACAAACTCCTTAGCAGCTTGGGTCTTTGGACCAGCAATACCGTCCACAACTAAAGGAACAAACTTGTTTCCGTCAGCATCAACTTTGCCTGCGTTCCTAGCGTTAATTTCACGCTGCTCTTGTTTGACCTGCTCACGCTTCTGCGAACGAGACAAACCAGCTACATTCGCAGCAAAGTCTTCTGGGTTTTCAACAACCATCAGGCCACCGCCCCAAACATACGACCAATCTGATCCGCCATACCACGCGCCTCCTGGTTAGCGTTCCTCGTATACTTCCACTCATCCAAACCACGGAAATACCGGTTCGCCTGAGTCAACGTCAAAGGCTTCTGAATATAAGTATCATCCTGCTGCCCACCCATAAGATTAATAAACATATTGCGGTCATCGCCCATGAAATCAATCTTGCGTTCAAGCAACCGTTCCGCCTGACTCTTATACGAAGAGAAATACATTTGAGGGGTATACCCCTGCTTGATAAGACCACCAAGCTCAGGCATCTGCTCAATCGCTTGGTTACGGAACCCGGCTTCAAGTCCTTCTATCGTCGCTTCACCCAAATACAAAGACTCAGCCGCATCAGCTAAAGCGCTATCATCGAGCAGAAGCATGTATTTGCCTGCTGTCTGGTTTACTTTGTTACGCAAAGCAGCAATGTTGCCTGCCTGCACTGCTTCCGAATCAAACGACAATTCCCAGTTATCTACAAACTCTTGACGAATCTCGTACTGATCCATCCCCATCATCTTGGCATTAAACGACAAAGCGTAAAGATCTTCTTCGCTTAACGTCAACCCAATTTTCTTAGCCTCACGACTAATCAAATCAGACGTTTCGTCAAGCAACTCTTCACGGCCAGCTTCCCCAGCCATTGACCATTCTTTTTCAAACGCACGAGCGGTAGGTCCAGTGTTCTGAAACCATTCTGTTTGAGAAATCAATCCGAAGATCTCTTCGTCGTTTGAGATGCCTTTACTTTCGGCGTATTCCAATACGTTGACAAGTTCCCCAGTCTCAGGGTCTGTTATCCGCATGTCATCACGATCAAGGAAGAACGTTGTGAGCCCAAAGTTTTCTCGTATGAAAGTAGCGGCTGTGCCACTTATCCCTGGTGCGTCTGCTTCCGTAGTTGTCGCAGTGCCGCTAGGAGTTGTACCGTCGCCACGAGTTGTACCGCTAGGGGTTGTGCCGTCGTCCCTACTTCCGGAAACACTGGTATCTTCGTCATCTTCTTCCGTCGTACCACGGAACCTGTCCCGCTCCCCTGCTTCTAACGGGCCACCAATAGCGCCAACTATGCGCTGAGAAATCGGTTTCCCTAAACCAGAACGCCTTCTTTGGCCGGGGTCCATAGTGTTAGCAAACGGTTCGGTGTCTTCAGCGAACACATCTGTACTCCCCCCACCAAACTGGCCTGATCTGTTTGGATCGTCAGTTCGTATTAAGGGGTCAGTTCCGCCTCTTCTTCCCGCTCTTTGACCGGGATCAGTAGTGTTAGCGAAACGATCTGAACGTTCCGTCGCTCGATCACGACGATCTTGTGCTTGTGCCGCAAGGAATTCCTCTTCAGGGGAAACTGGTTCTGCTGGCGCACCACGAAACCTGTCACGCTCTCCCGCTTCCAG